TGTTTGATTATAGTAAGTTAGATTGGTTTTATCGTTTAGATTGGGGAATTTCACATAGTTGTTTTAATTATGAACCATTTGGATATTCAATATTTCAAGCGGTTGATTATGGAAAACTACCTATATTGAGTAAAGATTGGATGAAAGATTGGGTATATCCTTTTAGAGCAGATACTAAAACTGAATTTGAAGGAACAATACAATGGATTAAAAATAGTGATTACGAATATAAAAAACATTGGTTCAATAAAATAAAAGAATATATGTTAGAGTATTCAGACAGAAACAAATGGGTTAATAGTTTATTAGATATTTATAATAGTTAAAAGGAAAACAATAATATGGCAAAGACAAGTTTAAGTTTAGGTGGATTGTATAGAGCATGGACAGGTACAGCAAGAGGTGCGGTATCATCTTCATTAAATGCAGCAAATAATTTAGCAGGTACATCAGTATCTATGAGTTCATTTGCATTTGATAGTTTGACAGTAACTCAACCATTTACTTATATAGTAGAAAACACATCTGAAAACGTTGTAGTGGCATTTGCTACACAAGGTTTAGCATTTGATAACAGAATTAAAAATATTGCAGCAAACTATACTATTACAGTTAGTGATGCAACCTATTTTAGTATTGGTACAAAAAGTTCAACAACTGCAATTACGGCAAATAATTTAGGTGGTTCAACATATAGTGGTAGTAATGGTACAACGTTATCAGTTACTTATGCCGATGGATATAATATAAATGCAACCAATTACAATACAACATCAACAAAAACTATTTATTCAGTAGATTCATATAACTCAATCAATTCAGATGTATTATGTGTAGCAACTGATACTGATATTTTATTAGCAAATGGTTCAACTGTAAAAGCAGGTGATTTATATATTGGTGATAGTATTAAAACATTTGTACCAACTGGAATGCCAGAATGGTTTCCTGAAAATGATCCAGCAGAATGGTATTGGTGGTACAACGAAACAGGTTCTAATGGTGATATCGTAGATGCAGCGGTTAGTAATGTATATTATTCATTTATTGATAAGTATGTTGATATTAATTTCGGTGCAATAAAGGTAACTGGAGCACATCCCTTCTTTGCATGGGATAATATTACTGAAACTTATCAATTTACAAGAGCAGAAGATTTAGTTGAAGGTGATAAAATTGTAAAGTATAATGTAGAAAGTGGATTAGTAGAAGATGTATTAGTAGAAAAAATAGAATTTCTAAACAAAACATTAGAAATTGCAACAATCACAGTAGATACGGCACATACTTATTTAGCTAATGGATTTGTTTCACATAATAAAGGAGCAGCAACTGCACCAATACCTTGGACAAATTTAGTATGTTATTTAGAGCCACAATTTGCAGCATCTTATAACACAGCAGTTTCAACTACAAACTTTAATGATGTAGCAGGATATTCAACTGGGTTTAACTTAACCGGTGGAACTGCAAATCCAGCAGTTACGGCACCTGTATTCAACGGAACATCACCAAAATCATTAACATTTGCAAGTGGTAAGTATGGTATTAAAGAACAAGCATATAGTAGTGGTACTGGAAATGCAAACTTTAATACAACATCTGGAAATGGATATACTATTATTGCATGGGTGAATGGTAGTGCAGGTGATATATTTAGCAGAGGTACTGATTATAAAGTAACAACAAGTGGTAATATTGCATTTACATCAACACCAAACGGAAACCTAACAGCAGCATCGCAAACTTTAACAGGATGGCATATGATTGCAGTTACCGCTGGAGCAGGTACAACAAAAATATATAATAATAATGTAGAAGCAGCTACGGCATCAACAACTGCAGCAGCAACTACTGGAACATCTGATATTTATTTAATGCAAAACAATACCGGTAATTTAGGTTCATTCTTATTCTATCAAAGAGCATTAACTGCAACTGAAATAGGATATATTTGGAACAATTTAAAAGGTAGATACGGATTATAATATCGTTTGAGTAAAAACATATATATTTATATATAGAACAAATAAAATAAAAAACTATGGCACAAATCAAACCAGAGCAGTTACAAAAAGTAAAAGAACTAAAGGGAAAATTTAATGAATTAACTTTCATTATAGGACAAAATCAAATTCAACAAAAACAATTAAAACTTGATGAAGAAAATATGTTTGAAGAGTTTGAAAAATTAGGTGTAGAAGAACAAAATTTCTTATCTGAAATTCAAAAAGAATACGGAGATGGAGATTTAGATACCACCACCGGAGAATTTACACCAAAAGAACAACAATAATATATTTTTACAACAAAGTTTGTATATTTATATTAGAATATTATAACATAATTTATAAGGAGAACAAATAAAATGGCTGAAAAATTAGTATCGCCGGGCGTATTTACAAGAGAAAACGATTTATCATTCATAGCTCAAGGAGTAGGTGCTATTGGTGGAGCAATCGTAGGACCTTTCAAACAAGGACCGGCGTTTAAACCAACAATCGTAACATCACCATCTGAGTTAGAAGATATCTTCGGTGCAGCTGATGGTACATATTATACAGAATTAACCGCTCAAAATTATTTAAGAGAGACTGGTTTAGTAACTATTTGTAGAGTAGCAGGTATCGGTGGATATACCGAACAAAATCCTGTGTTATTAACTATATCATCAGCATCAGTATCTAAATCAGTAGCAATACTATTTAATACAGATACGGATACTGCAGGTTTTTCAACTGCTTTTAGTGCAAGTTCAAACACAGCTAATAGTGGCAATTTTTCATTAGGTGGATTAACACTTAGTGGTTCGTATGCAACTTCCTTAGTTCCATCATCAACACAATCAGTAGATGACGTATTTGGTACTTCACCATTAGGAACAAAAGAAGCGTATGTATATGGATATTTTTCTGATGCAGCAACTACTACATACACAAGTTTTAATACTGCAAGTAATGCAAATGTAAGTTATGTAACATTGGGTGACCAAAATTTCACATACGATGCAACTTACGCTTCTACACCTTGGATTAAATCACAAGATATGGGTGGATTAAGATATGATTTATTCCGCATACATACTTTAGCAGATGGTAACGTAGAAAATACAAGATTTAAAGTTACTATTGGTAACATCAAAGCAGCAGGAGATATCAATGGTTCTGATTACGGAACTTTCTCTTTATATGTTAGAAAATTTGATGATACAGATAAAAGACAAAACATTTTAGAACAATATAATAATTTATCATTAGACCCAACTTCAACTAACTATATTGCTAGAGTAATCGGTGATGAAGTAAGTACAATTGATTCTTATGGTAAAGTAACTACAATTGGTGATTGGATTAATAAATCTAAATACATTAGAGTTGAAACAAAAGATTCTGATTTGTATCCGGTAACAGCAGTACCTTACGCACACGCTGCATATGAAAACTTTATAAGTGGTTCATCTGCTGAATTAGCTAATTTACCTGGTGTAACATTTACAACCGCATCATATAGTTCATCTATTTATGCAAGTGGTATCAATTTAGATAACGCTGATAATACTCTTTTCTTAAAGCCATTAACTGAAACTTTAGGATATAATGGAAATAATTCAATATTCTCGTTAGATACATTAGTAGGTTTACCTTTAAGTGCAAACGCAAATGCAAATATAGTATCATATAGAACATTTACAATTGCTTTCCAAGGTGGTTTTGATGGTTTAAACCCAACAATTACTTCTAATAAAGGAACAGATATTACTTCTGGAAACGTTCAAGGATTAAATTTATCTGATTCGGCTGCAAGTGGTTCAGTAGCATATAAAAAATGTTTAGATGCATTATCAAATGTAGATGAGTGGGATATTAACTTATTAGTATTACCTGGTGTTAATCATAACGACCATAGTAATGTAACTCAATATGCAATGGATATATGTGAGAATAGAGCTGATACATTCTATATTATGGATGCAGCAGGACAAAGTGCTGGTATCGCAACGGTAGTAAGTGTAGCAGAAGGATTAGATACTAACTATGCAGCGGTTTACTATCCTTGGGTTAAAACAATTGATACAAACACAAACAAATTAATTGCAGTTCCACCATCAGTTTTATTACCTAGAGTTTATGCAGCAAATGATGCTACATCGGCTGAATGGTTTGCGCCTGCAGGTTTGAATAGAGGTGGTATCACTGGTGCAGTAGCAGTGTTAGATAGATTAACGCATTCTGATAGAGATACTTTATATGAAGGAAAAGTAAATCCAATCGCTCAGTTCCCTGGACAAGGTATCGTAGCATTTGGACAAAAAACCTTACAAGCTAGACCATCAGCATTAGATAGAATTAATGTTAGAAGATTACTTATAACAGTTAAGAAGTATATTGCTTCAACTAGTAGATACTTAATATTCGAACAAAATACAACTGATACAAGAACTAAATTCTTAAATACGGTTAACCCTTATTTAGAGAACATTCAACAAAGACAAGGTTTATACGCATTCAAAGTTGTAATGGATGAAACAAATAACACTCCAGACGTAATCGATAGAAACATCTTAAAAGGTGCAATATTCTTACAACCAACTAAAACTGCTGAATTCATTCAAATTGATTTCAATGTTTTACCAACTGGGGCAACTTTTAACGCATAATTAAAAAAAGATATACTTATAATAAGTAAAGGAGAAATAAACAATGGCTGACGTATTATCATTTGATAAGATATTTTATACAAACTTTGAACCAAAGTTAGCAAATCGTTTCATCATGGAAATCGATGGTATTCCATCTTTCATGATTAAAACAGCAAACAGACCTAAGTTAGAAAGTGAAGTTGTAGAATTAGACCATATCAACTTAAAGAGAAAAATTAAAGGTAAATCAAATTGGACTGATATCACTATCACTCTATATGACCCAATTGTACCAAGTGGTGCACAATCAGTAATGGAATGGATTAGAAGTGGACACGAATCTATCACTGGTAGAGACGGGTATGCAGATTTCTATAAAAAGAATATCGATTTCTATATGTTAGGGCCTGTTGGTGATAAAGTAGAACAATGGAAAATTGTTGGTGCTTGGATTTCTTCGGCAGAGTTTGGTGATGTAGATTGGAGTTCAAACGATCCAGTTATGATATCATTAACTTTAACTTACGATTACGCAATCTTAGAGTTCTAATATACCAAACGAGAAAAATTAATAAAAAGGGAGACAATATTTGTTTCCCTTTTTTATTTTCGTTATATTTATATATACAAATATATATGTTATGAATAGTAAAGAATTTGTCCTTTGGTTAAAAGGATTTACGGATGGAGTACATGAATACAATATTACTCCAAAGCAATGGGATTTATTAAAAGAAAAATTAGCGGAAGTTAAAGATGAAACACCAATCGGATTTCCGTTTGGAACACCAAATACTGCACCAATACAAACATTACCATTTATCCAACCATACAATCCATATAACCCATTTCAAATAAATTGTGGCGATACTAATGGTACAACGATTACAACAACACCTGGAAGTGGTTCTATTACAATAGCTAATCCACCATTTGGATTTGGAAGTACATCAACTGCATATGGATATCCTAGTGGTTCTAATTGGAGTTATACAACCTATCAACCAACTAATATTACAACTCATAAAAAAAATAATTTTAAAAAAAGAAAAGCAAAATCGGTAAAAGAGTGGGAAGACAATTTTGATTTAGGTGGTGGAGAATAAAAATTTAAAAAACAAATAGTTATATAAAACAAATAAAAAGTTATTATGGAAGAAAACATAAACATTCAAAGAGGTGGAACGCCAGTTCAAACACAACAACCTCAGCAAACAACAACATCAACATTTAATTTCCCAACACAAGTTATATCATTGCCATCAGAAGGTAAGGTATATGCGGAAAGTAATCCACTTAGTAAAGGTACATTAGAAATTAAATACCTTACTGCAAGAGAAGAAGATATTTTAGCAGATAGTAACCTAATTAATAAAGGTGTGGTATTAGATAAATTATTAGAATCAGTTGTGGTTCAAGTTGGTGTTAATGCAGATGATTTGGTTACAGGTGATAAGAACGCAGTTTACTTAGCAGCAAGAGTATTAGGATATGGTCCTGAATATGATGTAGAAATCACAGACCCATTTAGTGGAGAAAAACAAAAAGTATCAATTGATTTAACAAAGATTCAAACTAAAGATATTGATTATTCTTTATTAAATACTGAAAATAGATACGCATTTACATTACCTTCTCAAACTAAAATCATATTTAAATTATTAACTCATAAAGATGAAAAAGATATTACCAATGAAATCAATGCATTAGCAAGATTAACAAAGGGAAAAACAAATTCATCAGAAGTCACAACAAGATTGAAATATATGATACTATCGGTTAATGATAATTCAGATAGAGGTTATGTAAACAATTGGGTAGTTAATCAATTTTTAGCAAAAGATATTCAAGCATTTAGAGCATATGTAAAAAGTATATCTCCGGATTTAAATATGAAATTTGAGTTCATATCGGATTTGACGGGTGAAACGGAGGCACTTGATATTCCTTTTGGAATCAACTTTTTTTACCCTGCCACCGGATTATAAAAAAGGATTATACGAAGAATTATTTTTCTTAGTATTTCAAGGTGGTGGATTTACATTTAGTGATGTATACAATTTACCACTACATATCAGACGAATGTATGTAAATATGTTAATTGATATAAAAAAGAAAGAAAACGAACAAATACAAAAAGCAAATAGTAAAGTTAGGAGAAGATAAAAAACTCCTAACTTTTTGTTTTATATGATATTTATAATTAAACTATATACATTATGGCAGAAATAAAAATAAGTGAAAACATCATTGATAATTGGGTTAATAACATTTTTAATAGAATTTACAAAAACCAAGAAGATGAAGCAATGAGACAAATTCGTAAATCAGATATAGATAAAGGTTTAAAAGCACGTTTGGCAAAATACGTTGAAGATAGTAAACAAATCAGAAAAGATTTAGAATCGGGTAGATACTAATATAAGGTAGTTTAATGGGAATAAAAAAAGATACATTCGGTAAAACAAAATCATCTAATGCGGATTTTAGTTTAGCAAGTAGGGACGCTAAATTACAGGCTGAATATGTCAAAAATCAAGAATTAAGAAATAAGTTACATGAAGAAGAAAATAAATTATTATCTAAAAAAGGTAGAATAACGGCGGATGATGAAAAAAGATTAGGCAGAATACAAGCGGCATATACCAAACAAGCTCAAAAAGCAACAGAATTATATGCAGTAGCAAAACAATTAGACACTACACAAGATAATATTAAACGAAATGCAGAATCTCAAGTTGATTCATGGGGTAGTTTAAGTGAAATATATAAACATAGTAAAGAAGAATTACAAGCAATTGCATTAAAAAGTGTTAGATTAAAAGATGTATCATCATCAATTGCATCAAATGAAACACTTACTGTTAAAGAAAGACAAAATGGCTTAAACCAAATTTCCAAATTTTCAGATGGGATGGCATCTATTAGCACTAAAGCAGCCGAATTAGCTGGATTAACATCTGATGATGTAGAAAAAAGAGCAATATTAAAATCTAGAATTAATGATGAAATAGCAGCGCATCAACAACAACTTGCTCAAATGCAAAAAGCAGGTACATATTCACAAGAATCATTAGATATATTACAGGAAACAATACAAGGTAAAAAAGATGAATTACATTTAGCAGATGAAATATCTTCACAATCTAAATTACAAAAACAAATACAAGAAGAATTACATGAAGAGTTAGAAAGTATACAAAAAACATTATTAAAAGTAAGAAGTGGTGTTACTATGTTGTTTAGTGGATGGCGAGGTGCGTTATCTTTAATATCATTTGGTGCAGGTGAAATTGCAGAAAAGTTTGGTGAGCTGGGGAAAAAGATTGGTGTTGGAATGACACAAATGATAGGGCTTAAAACACAAGTAGGATTGGTCGGCGCAATATTAGGTGAAGAAGCAGGTGAGGCTGCGTTGGATTTAGCTAAAGATTTGGGTGATTCGCATCATCTAACAACTGCAATGGCAGTAGATGCCGGTTTATTAGCAGCTAATTATGGTTTAAGTGGAAAACAAGCAGCATTCATGTCGGTAGCGTTTGGTGAATTAAGTGGCAAAAGTTATGAGACAGGTAAAAATACGGGTGCGTTTGTTAAGGAATTAGCGATGGCAAATGGGGTAGCACCATCTCAGGTGATGGGCGATATTGCAGAAAATACCGAATTCTTTGCATTATATAGTAAAGATGGTGGAAAAAATATTGGTGAAGCAGCGGTAGCAGCAGCTAAATTAGGAGTAGGATTAGGAACGGCGGCAAAAGTAGCAGACCATTTATTAGATTATCAATCATCAGTACAAGATGAAATGGAAGCATCGGTTTTATTAGGTAGAGATATGAATCTTAGTAAAGCAAGAGAATTAGCTTATAACGGAGATATTGCTGGTGCATTAAAAGAAGGGTTAGAAGCAGCGGGTGGTATAGCCGCTTACAATGCAATGGACCCATATCAAAGAGCAGCAACTGCTAAAGCAATTGGTGTTTCAAATGCAGAGATGCAACAAATGGTAGCACATGAAGAAACCTTAAATGGTATGCATGGTGTGGGTAATCAAATATATAGTCAAACATCTGAGATATTACAGAATATGGGCAATAGCCTAACTGGTAAAATATTCAAAGGAATGGGTGGATTGATAATTGGGGCAGGAGAATTGAATAAAGGATTGTCTGCAATGGGAACATCAATTGGTGGAATGGCAAGAGGAACAAAGCAAATGTTAAAAAATCTATTTGCAATGATAGCACCTAGTAAAATAATAGGTAAACTAAAACAATTCGGTGGGGCAATTGCAAATTCAAAAGTAGGTTCAGCAATCGGTGGTGTAGCAGGAAAAGCAAAAGATTTTATAGCAGAAAAAGCAGGTGGGCTTAAAGATAAATTAATGGATAAAGTTGATTTTAGTGGTAAGGCCGAAGAAATGGTAGCGGAAAAGAAAGATGCGGTTGTAGATAGTATTAAAGATAAAGTAAATCCAGAAAAAGTAACAGAGGGGGCAAACGAAGCAGCAAAAGGAGATGATGGTTCTGCGTTTAAAACAAAAGCAGAAAATATTGCAGCAGGTTTAAAATATTTTGCAAGTGGAAAAGTATTTATAGGAGCATTAAACTTAATTCCAGTAGGTATAGGATTATTAGGATTACTTCCTGGATTACCTACATTATTTTTTATGGGTAAAATGAATTTTGGAAATGTATTAATGGGATTTGAAAATATAGCATTAGGATTAGGTGCAATGGGTACAGGTAATGTATTATTAGGAGCATTTTCTTTATTAGTAACATCAATAGCACTTATAGCTATGTTACCTGGATTGGCAGTATTAGCATTAATGGGAGCCATGGCACCTTTAATTACATTAGGATTTGGAGCATTAACAGCTGGATTAACTTCATTGGGTGTGGCTGCACCATTAGCAGGAATAGGAGTTGCAATATTAATGGGATTAGGATTAGCATTTGCATTTTTTGGAGCAGGTGTAATGATGGTTGGTATGGGTATTAAATTAGCAATGGATGGAATAAGTTCTATGGTTGCAGTATTACCACAATTAGCAGCAAACTTAGGACCATTAATTAGTATGATATTACCTATATTTGGATTAGCAGCTGCAATTATGGCATTATCGTTATCATTAATGATGTTAGGAACAATGGGTATGATAGCGCTACCGGTTTTATTAGCATTAGGAGCATTAGGAGCAGTTGCTGGTGGATTATTTGGTGGTGGTGAAGGTGGTAGTAGTAATGATGAAATGATAGCAATTTTAAAATCAATAGATAGTAAAGTAGGTGGAGCACCGGCAATTAATATGGATAGTAAAAAAGTAACAGCCGCTTCAAATGATGGAGCAGCACGTAGAGGTGACTCAGGAGGAACTAAATACTAATGGGAAAAACATTATTAGAATTATTAGAAACATGGCCTACGCCAGACAAACTAAATCCAAATAGCCAAAAAGCGGGTATGCTTAAACCCGAACCGGATAATAAATTTACAAACGATAATAAACAAGCATTAGATTTTGTAAAAAAAATGCCAAAGGTTTATGGTACAGATTTAATTCGTATTACAACCTCAACGGACCCACATGAAACAAAGAAAGCAATTAAAAAAGGGGCAGATAAATTAGGTGGTGCATTGGCAGGAACAGGTATAGTTGGTTTATTTGCAGCAGGTGCTCTCGCAGGTGCAACCGCGTTTCATCCTAAATTTCCGGATGATTGGACGGTAGGTGAAGATGGTTCACCAACTGGAATGGAAAAGAATTTTTATAATGGATTAATAAATGGTGATTATGCATTTGGAAAAAGATATAATCCATATCATAACAATAGTAAAACTAAATTAGGAAATTTTTTAAGTGCAAATAAAACACCTGACCAAGCAGCAAACGCAATTGTTCCCGCATTAAAATCTGCAGCGGTTGGATTAGCAGTTGCTGGTATTGGATTAGGGTTAAGTAAATTATTTTCAAAAGGAAAAAAGAAAGGAAAATCAGGACCGGCACCAGATAAACCAAAAGCAAAACCAGCAACTGGATTTGGACTAATAGATAAAAATAAAATACCATTTTTCCCATCTAGTTTAGTAATAAATTCAGGGGTTAAAGATGGGGTATCGTATCGTAGTTATAGTAGATTAAGAGCACATAAAATGAAAATTTCAGGTATGGACTACCTAAAAAGTAGTGCAGATGAAATAATGCAATATCTTTCTCCTACATTAGATTCTTCAAAAATCCCAGCGATTGGAAAAGATAGTGAACATACATTAAGTGATTACTATGCTAGTGTATATGCAAATAACACACCACAAACAACAAATTTAGGAAATGTAATAGTATCTGCTAATATGGTAAAAAATAGTTTTCCTATTTTTGCAAGATTAGAAAATATTGATACTAAAAATAATACTGGAAAATATCAACAAATTAAAAAGAAAGATGCAAGTGGTAGAGCATTAGATGATAGAGTACAAAATTATTCTAAATTAGTAGATAAAGATGGTAATGCATATACTTATCCAGGGCCAAAGGATGCCGATGGATTTCAACAAGAAAATCTTATAGATAAAGGTGCAAGTTTATCACAAATATATGGTGCACCTGATTCACCTATTAATTTAATAAAAATAGTTAAAGGTGATAACGATTATACATTTGATATATCAACCGATGATGGTAGTAGTACCTTTATTGGAAATATGAAAGGTGGCGAAGAATATGAATATACAAAGAGTGAATTAAAAATTGACACATTAACTACCGATGAACAAAGTAGATTCATAGATGGTGGTATAGCTGATTTAGGTGAATCTAAATTAATAAAAGGAATGGGTGCTCAAAATGTAGAAACCCAGGTAGGACAACTATTTGGAAATGCATTTATAGCAGTAGATATTGATACTAAAAAACCAGAAGAATATAAGTATCCATTTAGAACAATAGGACAAATGGATACGGTTGCTAGGTGGAATACCAAAGATGCTAAGTTTAGTGATAACGTTAAAACAATAACAGATAATGATACTAATTTTTTAAATACAGCACTTCAAACACAAAACAATACTTCTTTAAATATAAATCCATATTTACATAACAAACGAGATGTATTAAAAGATAATGTAGAAGATGGCATAGTTAAGGTGAATATAGGTGGAATTAATTTTTTATCAACTATAACAAACTTATCAGACAAAAGTGCAGCAAGTTGGGATAGTGTAAAACCAATTGGTTCGGGTGTTAATTTTTATTTATTTAACGTTTGGGAAAGAGATATATCATTTGATTTAAAATTATATGCAGAAAACAAAACACAATTAAACCAAATATGGAAAAAAGTGGAATCGTTATCTTTATATACAAAAGGAAAAACAACTAATAAAGTACAGGGAGTATTTGGTAGAATTATTGGTTTACAAATTGGTGATTTAATATCAGCACAAGGATTTTTAAGTGATATAACAATGAGTGTAGATGATACAACCCCATGGGAAATTACAAAAGGGTCACAAGCACCAATGATATGTTCAATTAGTATATCATTTAAAGTAGTTACAAATGGTCAAGGTGATTATTCATTTTATAATACATTAAAAGCATAGTAATGGATAATAGATACGAAAATATAAAAACAATATTAAAAACAGGCAAAGGTAAAGTATATGATTCTACATTATTATCATATGTAGAACCAACCGATACTGATATTGTTATATTAACTACAATGGGTGATAGATTAGATTTATTAGCAAATGAATATTATAGTGATAGTACAATGTGGTGGGTTATTGCATTAAAAAATAACCTAACTGATATTGATTTAACGATGCAAGGTGGTATTAAACTTAGAATACCAAGTACACAAGAAGCAGCAGAACTTAAAAATTCAATTAAATAATGAGTAGGTTTCCATTTGTATCAGGACTAGAGGATAGTATTGTTAGTGCAATTACTAATACGAATAAAACTTTATTTTCGGGTACTAAAGCATTTGCATTTTTACAATGTTTTATGGGAGAAAATAATGTTGGTGGTATTATTGGTAATGAATCGTATACAAAATTTAATATTTCACATAATGTAAATGGTCTTATTAAAAAAATACCTCCAATGCTAAAATCAATTGAGGTAAAGACAACCGGTAATATGGGGGCGATTAAAATGGCAACCGCTACAATCCAATTTTCCGATATGGATGAGGTTAAGGCAAATAGAGGGTTTCTATTTATTGGAAAAACACAATTATTAGTGTGGGGATGGGCAAAAAATAGACGGGGAACACAAACATATGTAGAAACCGGAATGAATACGGCACTTAAAGCAATAAACATACTACAACATAATAAATTTGTAACAGGAAAAGATTTTGATATTTTTGCTGGAATTTTAACTAATTTTGATATTAAAGTAAATGCAAATCTTACAGTAGATGTTCAAGTAGAATTATCATCGCCATCAGATGTTCCGGCGTTTTTGGCATTAAGTAAAAAAAATGAATCAGTAGCAGATAGTTCAGATGATAAAAAAGCAAAAGCAACTATTATGGCAACACAAGCAGCCAAAATAGATCCAGATACAAGTGATGCTGCTATTTTTACTGCATTAAAAGGATATACAATAAACATTGAAACTGAAATTTTAGATTGGACATATGGAAATACTGACTCGGCATATATGCAACTTGGATTTGTTATAAAAACTGTATGTAATAAAGGAAAAGATAGTACAATGAATGGTGGAATGCCAGTAGATGTTCAAATTGATGATGCAGTTGCATGTGCTAGACCTATGATGATTAGTTGTTCAGAAAATGTAATTATACCAGCTGCACAAATACCCAAAACAGATGATACTAAAACTATAACATTTGGTGAATCAACTATAAAAACAGTAAGATTAGATACCGCAAATCCAATAACATTTGGTCCATTTAATTTAGCAGAACCATTTCAATTTCCAACACCAACTGATACTACATTATATAGTGGGGTGACATTAAAAGGAAATGAACATGGTCATATACGAAATTTATTTTTATCAGCAGATTTTTTAAAAGAAGCAGCAAGAGGGATTGACAACAATAAAGAGTTTTTAGAAAAAATTATTGCAGAATTGAATGTAGCAGGTGCTGGATTATGGAATCTTGGCTTAAGAGATATAGAAGGACCTCATGGATTTATGCAATATACAATTGTTGATTATAATTTATCAAATGAAAATGATGCAATTCCTTCATTGAATTTATTTTCTGAATCCTCTACAATTACAAATATAGATTTAAATGCAGATATGCCAAAGGAAGTAGCGGGGCAAGCAATGCTAGGTGATGAGGGTAAAACATCAAAAGTACAATCATCAACTCATCCAGTAGGAGATTTTCTATTTAAAACATCAGCACCTGATGCAGTAACTGGTGCATTAAAAACTCCGCCGGCGAACTATAAACCAGCACATGGTGCAGCAACTGAAAATAGTGGTACACCCGCAGCCCCGGCAGAATTAACGTTTAGTGACAAAGTAGGTTTATTGTGGAACGCGGCGGTAGATGGTGTAAAAGGAGCGGTTGGTGCGGTTGCAGATGGTGCGGCATATGTGGCACAACAAGCAATGGCAGCACTTTCGGGAATGTTAAATGCACCCGGAGAACTTAGAGTTAAATTAAATTCAGCACCTTATTATAGTGGTAGTGAAAGTAGTTATTTTGTAGTAGTAAAAGATGCAGGTATAGTAAAGAATTTATATTTCCCAGAGAGTGGAGGGAAAGCATCGGATGTATTGTTACCAACTAAATTAACATTTACAACATTGGGTGTGGGTGGATTTGTAATTGGTAAAAGTGTAAAAATAAATGAAATACCTTGGTTGACACCTGATAAAGGATATTGGCAAATAACTGATATCACTCAAAAAATAGATGATTCAAAATGGGAAATAGATGTTGAATTAAGATTTAGAGTAAAAAGAGGAGGGGAATAATGCAAATTAATCAAACTATAATAGATAGATATAATACTATAAATAAAAAAAAGGTGTATAAGCAACCAGTATTATCACCATATGAGCCAAAATTAATAGAAAAAGATTATCAGATTGGATTTATTTATAGATACTTTATTAGAAAAAGAAATGAAGTAAATGGAACTATATTTGAAATCAATATAGATACACATACAAAATATAAAAATGACCCATTATTTATAATAACTCGTATTAGATGGAAAGTAAGCGGTGAACAATACGAAATAGAAACTGCAAATAGAAAATCAATTAATTTAGGAAAATTAGATATTTCTAATTTAGATACCTATTTGAAAAATCTTACGTTGTTTTCTAAAATGTGATAAAAGTCATATTTTTATTTGGTTAGTAAAAAATAATAGATTATATTTATAATAAATAAAACAAGTTATATGGCAAAGTTAAAACATCTTAGCGAAGAAGAAGTCCAACAAATTACGTTTGATTGGCGATACAAAGGATTTACCGTTTTAGAATTACTTACCGAAGAAGAGTGTGATGTGATTAACGACGAGTTAGACCGTTTAAGAAATGAAAGAACGGGAACAGTTGCACCTGATGGTAAAATTTGGGGTGAATGGGACCCATTTGCATATCCACATAAACTTTCACCAATGTTAGAAAAGTATTTTGCACATCCAAAGATTTTGGAAGCAGTAGAATATCTAATGGGTGGTGAAATTGATGGTATGCAAGATTGGTGTTACTTTAAACCACCAGGACAATTAGGTAGAGACCAACATCAAAATGCATTTTATACTAAATGTGGTCACAATGAAATTATCAACACTGCGTTAGCATTAGATAATCATGATGCGGGTAATGGTTCAGTATGGGTTTACGAAGGAACACATAGATTACCAATTTTACCAATTGAAGTTGATGATGAAAGAACAAAAACAAATCCAGCATTTTGGAGTAATGAACGAGGTAAACCATGTGTTATGCCTGAAGGACATGATTTCAGAAAGTTAGAAGGAATATTAAAAAAAGGACAAGTGGTGTTATTACATTCACATAACGTTCATGGTTCCGAGACAAATACATCTAATAGAATGAGAAGAAATCTATTAGGTGGTTACTTAAAGAGAGGCGCTAATTTTTCAAAAGGTGGGCATATGAAACGAGAGCCAATCGATATGAAAGAATTACGCATCAAACATTGGGGTGAATAGAATTATAAAGGAGAGTTTAATTACTCTCCTTTTTATTTTGTATTATAACCAAAATGTATTATCTTTGGATATATGATATTTGTAGAAGATAAATTCGAATTTCAAAGTTTCTTAATTGAATATAGAAAACATACTAATTTAATATATGTTAGATTATCAGATGATGAAAAGCATGTGATGAACAATCGTATATCTTTTATTTATGTCAAATCAAAAACGAATGAGTGGGTTATAAATGTAAACAATGGTGATGGGTTAGGAATTAAAGTAGAAGCATTACATCAATTATTAGATACAATACATCCTCAATTAATTTTTAATTACAAAGCAATTTCACAAATATTAAATTTTACCAAAGGGTTTGATGTAGATTTAGCTAAATTTATTGAGTATGGTTATCACGATATTGAATTGGGTGATAACCAATTAAATCAATTTTACAAATCAAAGTTTAAAGGTGAACCATATTTGAATGATAGTATTCCAATGGTTAAACAAATAGAACTTATACAACAATATGTTTCTAAGTTTTCACTTAATGTAAACAAAAATTCAATTAAATATATAGATGATGTAACAAAGGCATTTAGTTATATTGAAAGTAGTGGATTAAAGGTAGATCCGGATTACGTTTTAAACTACAATCCAGTTCATTTAACGAAGGATAATATGGTTTACACTCAATACAACCTAATGACATCTACACTCCGACCATCGAATCGTTATGGGGGTGTAAACTATGCTGCACTTAAAAAAGATACCGGTGAAAGAAAAGCATTTATAAGTAGATTTGATGGTGGTGAATTGATTAGTTGTGATTATGAAGCGTATCATCCGAGATTATTGATGGATATTATTTACCAAATGAAACTTAATTCAACTGCAAATGTAAAAGAAATGCAATGGATGAAAGATTTCTATGGTAGTGGGTTAGATTTTTATACATGGATTGGAAATCAAATTGGTATTGATGATAGAAACGAAGTAAAAACTTTAATATTCCAAAATTTATATGGTGGGATTAGAAGTGAGTTATTAGATATTCAATATTTTAAAGAGATACAACATCTTACTGACTTATTATCAGAAACAATGGTAAAAAACAAAGCAATCTTTACGCATTCATATCATATTCAGTTTGGTATTGAAAGATTAGAACCTATAACTCCCGCAAAAGTTCTTAATTATTATATCCAAGCATACGAAACTGAAAGAAATATAAAAAAAATATTAAAAATAAAAGAGAAATTAGAAGGAAAACAAACAAAATTGATATTATATACTTACGATGCATTTGTATTTGATGTTTATCCGACAGAAAAACAATATTTATATAGTGATATAATACCTATATTAAAAGGTGGACATGGTAGATATCAAATAAAAACAACCACCGGTAAAAATTATGATGAACTTTAATTTAGACAATCTTAGTGAAATTATTGATGAGGTTTTAACAGAATTTTGTGTTACATATCCAATTCCAAACTTTGATAACAAAGAACAATTAGAACATTTACGTTCAGTATTAGAACAATTCGGTGCAGAAGCATTTACGGATATTGAATTGATGGAAGCTATTAGTTTAGCACCAAAGAAATTTACATTAGAAGGACCTAAGAAAGATGGTACTGACCCTAAGTTAGCAGCAATCTTAAAAAAGAAAGTAAAAAATTCAGATACAGGTCGAGAAGTAACAGTTGCATCAGCTTTAAATTACAAAGACCAAAAAGGTAGTGGTGCAAGGTCAGCATATCACGCAGCAGCTGCAATGTTAAAAGGAGCAGGTTATAGTGAAAAAAATGTGGATATGATAGATGACCCTAATCCGGAAGAACCACAATACTATGCTAAACCAAAACCACAAGTTACTCCACAATCTAAAGTAGTATCAAAACCACAACCGCAACAAAAAGCACAACCACAAACTCCAACTGCAGCACCAACTAAAAAATCAGCACCGGTTCAACAACCTGTTAATGTTAATTTAAGTGGTTCATTGAAGGATGTATTTGGTAGATTTGAAGATAATAAAAATACTAAGACAAGTAAAGATAACGTAGTAACTGCAATTAAAAGTGTGTATACGGAAGTGGATAAATTTATTAAAGATAAAAAAAATCCTAATCAAAAAGCACATATCGCAGTAAAAGCATCTTTGCAAAAATTATTTAGTGGAACTCCATTAAGTGCAAGTGAGAAAAAATTATTAGCACAATATGTTAGAGTAGCAGAACCAACCGATGCAAATCCAAACGCATGTAAAATATATATCGCCCGTCAACCTGGTGTATTCAAAACAGCTGGACAAGATAAAAGAAGTAGAGTATATGTTGGTGCAAAAGATAAATCAACTCCAATAATCGGAGCATTTAGACAATGGGCAACTAAAAATGGTATTCCTGAATTATCAACATCGACATTTGGTGGAAAGAAAACAACAGCTAATCAAACATTTACAGATGATAAAGGAAATACTAGATTATTAAAAGGTGCAGCAAAAGTAAATAAAGATAAAAATGGTGTAGTGCAATCAGTTAAGATTGGGGGATTAAATATCATACGATTAGACCCGAATGAGAAAGGAATTAAACCAAACGAAAAGAAATTAAGAGAAAGAAATAATAGAAATTTAGAAGAATATTCTGCTAAGATTGAAGCGAATGATATGGACTTTATTGACATGGATAAAGGTGTAGTTCCTGATTCTCCTAAAAATAGAGTAATAGTAATTCAAAATGCTATTAGTGGTATGGCAAATCGTTTTAAAGTATTAGCAGATAAGGCAATGATTGCTGATAAAGAAACATTAGCATTAATTACGGTATTAGATAATTTTAGTAAAAGAGACCCTAATAAAAATCCAAAAGAATGGTTGAAAGATTTTGAACATATTTTATCTAAGGTAGCTAATCATGAAGGTGAACCATCGTTAAGAGAAGGATGGGCAAACTACGCAGAAATATTTGTAGCAATCAAAGAAATGCAAGATAATGGTAACGGAACAGAACATGGTAAATGTGCGTTATTACCACAATCACAAACATTAGAAACAGTAGATGTAATTACGGTTAGTGATGGTTTAGGAACAAATAGAATTGTAACATTAGATGGTAGAAGTGTTAAAAAAGGTGTAGGTGGTGCAAGTGCATTGACTTCAAAAACAAGAAAATCTACATACAAAAATGACCCGAAAGGATTGATTAAAAAGGGTGTAATCGCATTATCAGAATCACACAATGTACCATATGGATTAGCTATGGATAAACCAGCAGCAGACCATAAAAAATTAAACGATACATACCAATCTGAAATTAAAAAGAAAGCATTAGAATTAAATGTAAATCCTGCATTTATTAAACAAATGGAAGCAGAAATGAAACCAGGTGGTAGAGCGGCTAAAAAAATAGCATCTGCATTGGGTGGTATTGCATTAGAAAGAAGTAGAGCCGGATTACCAGTTGATAAGGATACATTAGCTAAAATTAAAATGCGTTTAGAATCATATTATATCTATACTAACTTAGCACATGAAGCATATAATCAAAATGTAGATGTACAAGATTTTGCAAACGATTCAGTTTTATCACAAAAAGAAGATAGAGGTGGTGGAAAATTAGTAAAAGCAGGTGAAATTGCAATTGATAGTTCAAATGGTATTGATGTATTAGCTTATCCACAACCTGAATTTAACATTGGATTCACATTGGATGGTAAAAGTAAAAACCCTGGTGCCGGTAGATTTCATAATGCACCTAAGAGACAATAATGAAGACACAATTACTTTGTACTTTTAGTACAAAAATAGATGTAGAAAATCACTTAGAATTAATTAAAAGCAATTATACATTAGCTTATAACTACATCTATGTTCTTCAAAACAAAAACATTCCAAATGAATTATTTGTGACATATAATGTGGTAGTAGAAAATGAACAACCAAACTTAGAAATGAAAACTATTTTGGTTCATAGAAAAAAACAAAGTAATACATTATATACAATCAATGCATTGAACAATGTTATTATGGAAGCTACCGGTGGACAATTAGATAATAAATTTGAAGTTGATTGGGAAAAATATAGAAATTGTATATTGGTTACGAATACAGAAGGTGTTAAAAAAATATACACTAGAGTATTTGATGTGATAGATTTAACAAAATAAATAGGTTATGATATATTGGTTTACAGGACAACCAGGTAGTGGAAAAACTACTATGGCTAATTGGATGGAAGCACATTTAATACATAAAGTTATCACTATTGATGGTGATGATATTAGAGATGTATTTCAAAACAAAGATTACTCAGAAGAAGGTCGTAGAAAGAATATAACTAATGCACAAACATTGGCTAAGTTCTTACAACACAAAGGTTACAATGTAGTGGTATCATTGGTTTCACCCTACAAAGACCAAAGAGATAAATTCAAAGCAGAAATGGGTGAAAACCTAATAGAAATTTACGTTCATACTAAAAATGAAAGAGGTAGAGAAGGATTTCATGTTTCTAATTACGAAGCACCTACTGAATTTTATATTGATTTAGATACTACAAATGAAAGAGAATTAGATACTTTCAAAAAACTCCGCAAAAATTTGGGAATATAATAATTAAATTGTATATTAGAGTATATGAAAAAATACGCATTATTCATCGGAAGATGGCAAACATGGCACGCAGGACATGAGTGGTTAATATCACAACAATTAAATAAAGGAAAAGATGTTTGGGTAGCAATTAGAGATGTACAAATAAATGAGAACAATCCTAAAACTGCACAACAGGTTTTAAAAGAATTATCAAACGAACCATTCTTTACTAATAATTTTAATAAGATTTTATTATCAATCATACCAGATATTGAAAGTGTAAACTATGGTAGAGGTGTAGGTTATGAGGTTATTAATCATCCACCACCTGCTGATATTGAATTAATAAGTGGAACTAAAATTAGAAAAGGTTATATGGACACCGAAGGAGATGTTATAGAATATGCCGTTGATTAAGAGACACATTGCTAAAACCATCTCATATCGTATTATAAGTACCTTAATTGGTTTTTTATTAATGTGGTGGATAAGTGGTTCAATTAAAGTTGGAGCAGCATTTGGGGTAGCAGAATTGATATACAAACCTATTCAGTATTATCTACATGAAAGAGTTTGGTATAAATGGATTAAGTACGGATTGAAAAAAGATAAATAAGTTATATGCCAGCAAAACCAAACATAAGAAAAGACGAATTTAAAGAAGCAGTAAAGAACCCAGCCTATTATGGTGGTGTTGATAACCCATATGAAGTAATTAAGGTATGTGAAGCATGGGACTTAGATAAAGATGCATACCTATTCAATGTAGCTAAATACATAGCAAGAGCCGGCAAAAAAGACCCACAAAAGGAATTAGAAGATTTAAAGAAAGCCGCATTTTATCTTAATAGAAAAATCTACAATTTAGAAAATCTATCTAAATAATTTGGTAGTTCCAAAAAAATAACCTATCTTTATTGTATAGGAATTAAGAAAATCGATATTTATACGTGAGATTAAATCGCGATAATCTTAAAACTTAAAAACAAATTTTTAAAACTTAAAAACAAAACAGCATGAACATTAATGCAATCAAGCAACG